GTATGGCGGCTCCAGTTTTAAACGCTATGCAGCCAACGTATGACTTCCCGACTGCTACGCCAGAGCCCTCTAATTACGCTGGCCCTTACACGCCCACACCTCGTGATGTTAGGTACCCAACTGCTGGTGAGCGTGATACAAGCCGTGAGTTTAGCTTCTTTACGCCATCTAACCCGGTGCCATACGCTGAGGGTGGTAAAGTTGACGAGCGAGGGTCTGTTCAGATGCCCGGTGCCGACTATGTTGCCGGTCAAAATCCAGAGTTTAATTACGGATTTAAGCCTGTCGGCATCGAGGGACGCAGCGAATTAGGCATGACTCCTGAGCAACTAGCCAAGTTTGCCATGGGTGATGCGCTGTCAAACATGACACTTGGTGGGCCTTTTAAGCCGTTGCTTAAAAAAGCAGGGGATCAGTTAAAGGGTGATACCAGCGCATACACAGACCTTTCTGGATACGAATACGATCCACAAACACAAACCATGCGAAAGATGGCTAACGGTGGGGTTGCTATGCTATCTAAAGGTGGTTCTGTACCCACGCTTGAAAACGGTGGATTTGTGCTGACCAAGAAGGCTGTGGATGGCCTTGGCAAAGGTAGTAACAAAAAGGGCCAGCAAGTAGCATCTGCTGGACTTGGCGCTATCCCCATCAAAGGCCCCGGCACAGGCACCAGCGATTCTATTAAGACCAGCATCGACGGCAAGCGTCCGGCTCGGGTTTCCAATGGTGAGGCTTACATCCCTAAGAAACAGGTTGCCAAGCACGGGGGTGCTAAAAAGTTTTATGCGTTAATGAAAAAAGCTGAAAGAGCCGCTGCATGATGGAGTTGCAGATCAGCACGATGTGGATTGAGAGGCTCCTAAAAAAGCCCTTCCATAAGTACTGTCTGCTGGGCGATAAGAAGTACTTTGACCCCCATTACTTCCCGGTTGCCAAGGAGTTGGAAGATAACTTCCCCGCTATTCAAGCCGAACTCAAAGAGATATTGAAGCGCTACGACGACTTTGCTCCCTTTCAGAGCATCTCGCCAGACCAGACTTACATCTCTAACGATGACAAATGGCGGATGTTCTTTTTTAAGGCGGCTGGAGTTAACTTTGGGCGCAACCAGAACTTTGCACCTGAGACTTTTAAGATTCTGAACAAGCACAAGGACGTCATCTCAGCCTATATTTCTGTGCTTGGTCCGCATAAAATGTTGATGCCCCATGAGGGGCCGTGGTCTGGCATCTTGAGGATGCACTTGGGTGTGGTGATCCCTGGCGACAAAGCCTGCACGCTGGTCAATGGTGGGGAGAAGTACCACTGGGAAGAAGGCAAGACGGTTCTGTTTGATGACACGTACGAGCATATTGCCGTAAATGAGACCGATCAGATTCGTGCCATCTTGTTTCTGGATGTTATGCGCCCCCTGCCCCAGCCATGGAAGTTTATGAATTGGGCAATTTTGCGGTTGTCAGTTTTGTTTCCGTATATCTGGGTGCCATACTTTAGACATAAGCGCTGGGAAAAAGAATTCTACGGAGAGAGCGAATGCAAGTCACCATGGTCCCCCGTCAGCATGTTGATGAAGTCTGGAGCCAAGTTAGCGGATACTTGGAGGGGGCTGCGGAATACACTCATGGGCGCTATGATGTGGATGACATTTACGACGCAATCATGGATTACGACCATACGCTCTGGATTGCGTTTGACGAGCAGGGAATCAAAGGAGCAGTTGTAACGAATTTCGCACACTACCCAAAGAAAAAGTTTTTGGTAATGACGTTTTGTGGTGGGGTGCAGTTGGATCAGTGGAAAGACCCGATGCTAAAGTTGTTTCAGCACTATGCACACGATACTCAGTGTGACGGAGTCGAGGCTACTGCACGTTTGGGATGGACAAAAATATTTAGAGACGACGGGCATAAACCGTTGTGGCAAACGTTTCAATTACCTGCGGCTGACGCGGGGCTAGGAGCACAAAATGGGTAAAGGCGGAGGAGGCGGCGGAGCACCCCCACCACAGAATCAAACAGTCACGCAGACCAACCTGCCAGAATATGCTCGTCCGTATTTTGAGAACATTATGCAGCGGGCTCAGGCTGAGTCTTATCGGCCTTACACCCCGTATGAGTCTGAGCGAATTGCTGGGTTTACGCCGGGACAGGTAGCAGCGCAGCAAGAAACATTGGGCATGCAGACGCCGGGGCAATTTGGTTTTGGCACAGGGCTTACGGGTGCTGGCGGGATTGGGGCGCTTGCGTCTGGGCAACAATATATGGGCATGGCTACAAGCCCCGGTGCTCAACAAGCGTTTATGTCGCCCTATATGCAGAACGTGGTCGATGTGCAGAAACAAGAGGCGATTCGTGATGCGCAAAAAGGGTTGCTTGGTCAGAATCTAGCCGCAGCGCGTCAAGGCACTTATGGTGGCGCCCGTCAGACACTTGCACAGACCGAAAGAGATCGGAATCTTCAGGCGCAACTAGCGCAAATTCAAGCTGCTGGTTCTCAGAAAGCGTTTGAAGCAGCCCAACAGGCGCAGCAGTTCGGTGCAAACTTGGGACTTCAAGGATTTGGGCAGGCCGCACAAGCGGGTGCTGCGATGGGTCAACTTGGTGCGCAGCAACAACAAACGGATCTTGCACGGATTCAAGCACAAGCAGCGGCGGGTGCCGAACAGCGTTCACTTGAGCAACAAAGACTTGATACTGCTTACGCCGACTTCTTACGCCAGCGTGACTACCCCATGGAGCAGTTGGGCTACTACAGTAACTTGCTACGTGGAGTGCCGGTACAACTTGGATCTACGCAAACAACTTACGCCCAGCCTCCATCAATGATCTCTCAGGTCGGTGGTCTTGGTTTAGCGGGCCTTGGGCTGTATAACTTAGGTAGAGGTTAATTATGGCTGGCCCATACGAACTCCAATCTCCCAAAGACATCGCCATGGAATATGGCGGAAATAAACAGAAGATTGCCCAAGCGGCTCAGATGGGGCTGGTCGATCCTACGGCAGCGGTGCTGGCTGGGATGTTTATTGACAAAATGCGTACGGCCCAGCGGGAGGAAATGACTCCAGAGACTACGGTTGCTCAGGACGTTATGGCTCCTCAGATGGCGGCTGGCCTCGGTGCTACACCCCAAGCGGCTATGGCTCCCCAAATGCCTCAACAAATGCCTCAACAAATGCCGACCGAAGCGGGTGTGGCTGCGCTCCCGGTGCCTGATGAGATGGTGCCTAACGAGTTTGCAGGTGGTGGGATTGTTGCGTTCGCAAATGGTGGTACACCAGTGAATTACGCCCAGTTTGGGGCTTTTGGTAAGCGCCTTGAGGATGAGGCTAAATTACGGGAACAGTTCTTAGGGCCTAACCAAAGCGTCGCTGATCTAATGAGCTATGTTCAAGGACTAGAAGGTAAAGCAGGTGAGCGTGCTGAACGTATGTTTAACCTTCGACTTGCACAAGCTGGCCTCGGCATTGCTGCCGGACAATCTCCATACGCGCTACAAAATATAGCCACTGGTGCCGCTCCTGCCTTGCAAGGGTACGGTGAAGACATCGCCAAACAAGAAGAAGCCGAGTTTGGACGTAAGAAAGCACTGGCTGAACTTGGTGGTAAAGAGCGTGCTGAGAAGATAGGCGTTTTTGAAGGTGCTAGGAAAGCAGAGGAATCTGCGGCTGATCGCGCTAACAGACTTGCTATCGCTAGTATCCCATCAAAAGAATTGCAAGTTGCCAAAGAGCTTATGGCTAAAGAGCCTGGCTTGACTTACTTAGAAGCAGTCGCTAAAGCATCTCAAGCACTTTCACCAAAGGATACGTACACCTCTACACGAAACGCTCTTACTGCGGCAGCAAAAGTTGCCAATGATGAAATGGCTAGGCTAGAGTTGTATAACTCAGATATTCGAGAACTCTCCAAGAAAGCTGCTGCTGGGGATGAAGCCGCTAAAACTAAATACAATGAAATTAAAAAAGGTGTAGAGAAGAGGGTGTTTGAACAGTTCCAAGTAGAAGGGGTAGACCTAAGCGGTGGTACACTAGAGCGGCCTAAAGATTTAGCACCACCACAAGGGGCTATTGATGCGTTACGGTCTAACCCTGATTTAGCTGTACAGTTTGATCAGAAATATGGGGCAGGAGCCGCTGCAAAATACTTAGGGAGATAGGTGTGGCTAACTTTTTTGATAGGTTTGATGCCCCTACGCCTACTGTTGTTCCTAAGAAAAAAGATCAACAACACAACTTCTTCGACCAATTCGATGAAGCGCAACCCCCTACGCAACCCCTTGCGCAACCCCCTACGCAACCCCTTGCGGCAGAAGAACCCGTATCTACGGGTAAACCCGCATCTGTTATTCCTCAACTACCGGTAGCGCCTATAGAGTCGACTGTTCCGGAAGATGAAGGGTTTTGGGCTGCTAACTACCGATACGCCAAAGACGCACTGATCTCTGGATTTGAAAACCTTCGGGCTAATACCAAAGGTGAAGCGTTTGCCATTGCTCGTGGGTACATCCAAAGTTTTGAACGTGAATACGGTGGTCCTGGCGTACCTCTTGCCCCTCCTGATGTAAAGAAAGAGTACGAAAAGTACAGATCGGAAGCTGGACAGTACGCCCAAGACATCGCTAACTTCCAAAAAGAAGCACAAGAACGGCAGCTTGCAAGCCCATTACGCCCTGAAACTGCACGACTTAAAGCAGCCATGGGGGATGACCTTACTTTCCTAGAGTCTGCTAAAGAGGCTGGGGCTGCGTTATTTTCCAATCCGGTTGGAGTTATTGCCGACTTAGGCGCTGAGTCTCTGCCTAACATGGCGTACATGGTGGCTACTGCTTTGATAGGTAGGCTGGCTGCACAAAACCCGACGATTGCGGCACAGGCTGGAGGCTTAGGGTCGGCTGCTACTCAATTCGGTAACGAATATGTCGACCGGTTGCAGAAGGGTGAAAGCCACGATGAAGCTTGGAAAAATGCGTCCATTAGGTCGGGAGTCATTGGCGTCTTTGATGCGGTGTCCCTAAAAACTGCGGGTTCTGCTGCTGGCAAGATCGTCGAAGCACTTAAAACTGGCAAGCCCGCTTCTGTCGCTGCCAAAGAGTTCGTTAAAGAGACCGGGAAACAGGCTGGTCTGGGTGGTGCAGGTGAGGCCGCTGGATCTTTGGCTATTGGAGAAGTGCCTAATCCTGCTGCGGTAATAGCAGAGATGGCGGGTGAGACAGTAACTGCCCCGTTTGAGGCAATCGGCACCTACCAAAGAGTTAAAGGGATCGAGAAACTTTCCAAAGAAGATCAAGCAATTGCAGACCTTGATAGGTTGGCTGCGGAGGAAGAAGCCGAGGCCGCTGAAGCTGGTGTCGGGCCTTTGGTTAGCGAAGCAGATTTGTTCCCCGAAGAAGCTGGCATACCGTTAGAGGAAACAGTCCCTGCTACGTTAGACGAACTGAAGAAGATCGACAAAGATCTCAGGAAAAAACTTGGGCGTCCTCCGACTACTGATGAAGTAGAAAGGGCATTAAATGACTTCGAACGAGAAAAAACAAGACGTCTTCGAGTTGAGTCCGGAAGAGGTGAGCCTTCTGTTCCTGTGTCTGGCGCAGAAGAAGCTCGTGCGGGAGTTGCCGGAGCACCTGAAAGAATTGAGCCTAGAGGATTGGGCGCAGGTGTCGGGCCTGTTGTTAGCACTGGAGCACGAAAAGAGCCAACACTTGGTCCATTAGAGCCGACTTCATTTGCGGCTGAGTCGGGGGATTACATAGTTGATGATGTTATCAACGAAGATCAACCACAACAGGTACAGTTATCTGTTCGCCCAGATGGAACGGGAAGCGTTATCTATAAAGATAGGGTGATGGATGTATCCGAGATGATTCAATCCGGGTACACGGCAGAACAAATTATTGCCCAAAAGCTTGGAGTAGATACGTCCGGCAGAAATGTTAAAAAACTCGGTGCACTAACGCCTCCTTCTACCCCAACTACGAAACCGGAAGATACCTATATATTTAGTGAGATGTTCCGTTTCGGGAGCGAAAGTCCACCCTTACAGAACTACTTTAAGACGTACTTTGGGCTTCCAGCTAAATCGTTACCTGCCGCAGCTAGTAAGTTGATGCCTCTTCTCCAGCGAGCAGAGGAGCTTTATAACAGGTCTAAACAAGCTTACGATCAAAGTAATCAGCCACGCGGTGTAACGTCGCCTGAATATAGCGAAGTTTTTAAAAACCTACCGAGCGGTGACGTACGACGGCTAGCCAACACCGCTTTGGCTATTGATAACAAGTACAAAACTAAAAGCAACAACCCCGAGCGGTTTGCCAAAGAAGTTGCTGATTTTGAAGCAAAGCTTAATGATCTTGAGGCTGCAATCGGCAATCTTCCACCCCCACTTAGTGATGAAGAGCGTCAGGCTAGACAAGCGGAATACGACGCAAAAAACCCGCCCGTCGATGTGCTTGGCGAAATCATGGGGGGTATCAGAAGAGGTATTACTGCCCCCTCTGACTCAAAGCCTGGTCCTCTTGGTTACGGAAGAGATAAATTTGAATACAGCGGTCTAGACCAGTTGGTTTCTTCTGGTGTAACCACCTATGAAGAGCTAGATAACCTAGAAAACGCATTTGTCGATAAGTACAAAAAGCTTGCTGCCGAAGGAAAGGTATCCCAAAAGGCGCTTGATTTTGTACAAGAGAGAAGCAGAAAGTACTTTGAGGAACGTGCGCAACAAGCGGCGCCGACCGAGCCGATTGGCCCAACTATGGCTGGTATGCAGGCAGAACTGGATGCTCTCAAGGCTGCTGGTGCTGAGGTACCGACATTCTCACCTCCTTCTACTGGTGCAGATAAGCGTGCGGCTAAGGCTAAAAGAGAGCGCAGCAAAGCGATTGCTAAGTTAGCTGCTGAACTCGGCGGTACTCCTGCTGATGAAGAAGGTGGGTTCCGTCCAGCGAGAGATGAAGAAGATGGCGGCGAGACTATTAAGGCTAAACCGGGTGTAAACGCACGTAGGTTGAGCAAGCTGCTCGGCCCGAAGTTATATGGCGAACCCTCTCAAATGCCGAATGTGTCGGTTAAAGAGATGGTGCAAAACGCCTTTGACGCCATCAAGCCGATGCAGGAAAAAGGTCAGCTTGTTAAGGGCAAGATTGATATAACAGTAGACAAAGATACTCGGTCTATTACCGTCGTAGATAATGGCACTGGTATGTCGCCCGAAACATTGTCGACTACCTTCCTGACAATTGCAGGCACCAAAAAAGAGGGCGAGCGGGATTCAGGGGGTCTTGGTATTGCCAAGATGCAGTTCCTGTTTAATAACGACGAAATCCAAGTTGTTACTATGCGGGATGGTGTGGCTAGCGTATTGCGTAGTGATGGTGCGACTTTGGAAGCATCTATGGATGATCCGAGTGTAAGTCCGGACGTCACCGTCTACAAAGGCGACAACATCCCCGATTACATAAAACAAATTCTCCCAGAGGGGCATGGAACATACGTAAGCGTTGTAGTCCCCAAGTCGTATAAAGATACGTCGACAGGTCAAGACGTAGAAATAGACATCTCCGACTATTCCGGTGCCTACAAAGTGCTGAATTACAGCCCGCTGTTTGGGGACATAGAAGTAAAGTTTAACGACAGAACTTTAGGTATTGGCTCGAAGTTTCCATACGAAGATTACACAACGTTTGCAAACGTTACGTTTGATTGGGGTGTAGCACGAATTTACGTGCAGAAGGAACCACAGAAATACATGTGGGACGATAATACATCCGTTCTCTCAAACGGACTTTGGCAGTTTAATCTTAACCTTGAGGTTAACGACGAAAAGATCCCAAGAAGAATTTACGTCGATGTATCCCCTAAAAAAGAAGTCAAGCCGGAGGATGCTCGATACCCGTTTGACCTTAACCGACAGCGGTTCTCCCCTGCGGTTGAAAAAAGTTTTAGCCAAATATTTAAGTACTTGCGGCTTGCCTACAGAGCAGCCGACTTTGCTTCTAGTGTAGATAACTTTGGTTCTATCCAATACCTGGACCTTGTTGGCCGCAATGATGATGTCCAAGCATCCCCTCTTGAGAAGCTGGCTCCTACCCCTACGTCTGAAATATTTACAGCCACAGATATTTCTGAAGGCGATCAGATACAGGTTAAAGATGGGGTGCTGTACGTCAAAGGTAAAGCTGTCCGCGAGTTAACCGATGCGGATATGAAGTCCGCGACAATTGACGTTGACGAACTAAGGATTGATGAATCGTTGATTTCCAAAGACCGCGTCATGTTGCACATCAATACTGGCGTGGCAAAAGTCGACGATAAAAAAGTAAAAGAGTTACGGAATAAGGTAACTGCTCTCGAAGACGAAATTTACAAAAAGTACGGAACTTTTAGTGCTGAAGACATTGAAGATCAAGCCGGTAGGGCCGAGTACAAAGGAAAAATATCTAAACTAAGAGCCGAGATTAAAAAAGCCGAACAAGGGGATGTTACCTCTATAGCTGATATTGGACGCCAAAAGTTTGGTGCTAAATTTGATGAGTTTTTGTTTGATATCGGCAAGGCGTTTTTAGACCTACGGAATTTTGCGGCTACTTTAGAACCGAGGTTTTCAATATTCACAGACGAAGCAGTTGGAGTTAGCCTTGATAGCGGGTATCGGGGGGTCAGTATTAAAATTCCTTTTGCTGGGGTGTTCATCAACCCGTTTGCTCCAGCAGTTGCTAACCTTTCCGCAGCGGCGTCAGGTACTTGGGGTACGATGGTTCATGAGTTGGCGCACGTAACTGTTCGTAGTCACGGTGCCGATTTCACTGCTGAGATGCAGAGGATTAATCTGTTGCTCGATGCAAGTGAGATAGATGGCAACAACACTTGGCCTCAAATCAAAAACAGCATAAGACGGGCATACAGAGACTACAAAGATGTATTTGAGTACTTTAATAAGGAGCTAACTGATGGAAACCTTAAGCCTCTTGGAAAGCGCCTATCCGACTCTAGCGAAGAACAAATCGGAGATGGAGGGGATTCTGAGCGCGTGGCTGGATTTAGGGGCGCAACAGAAAGCGAGTCAGACCTATCTCGACGAATTGGCCTTGGCGCAGAAAACATTGGAGAAGAGCGCGAGCGTGCCCGAGATGCTGGCGAAGCTACGACGACAGACTACGAACAAAGAATCATAGAGTTAGGCTTAAAGGCCGGGGATATCAACCCGGCTATGGTGAAAGCCATAGCCAACAACGACCTCAACGGTGCGTTAACGATTGCATCCCAGAAGCTGACTGGTTTTTCTGCTGACCTAGCAAAAGCATTATTGGAGCTTAAGCTTCCAACAAACATTAGCTTTAACACTGGCACGGAATTGGTTCGTCGTTCAATCGACGATGCTACGCAGCCGCAACAGGAACGTTTGTTTCGGTACGTGCAAATGCACTACCCACAGGTTTACGACAAGTACTTTAAGAACTATGACCGTTCCGAGTCCTTAGAAAGTGTAGCGGCAGGACTGATTGAACTACAGAAACCCAACTACAACCTCGGCCCAGTTATTGCCGAATTCGGCGATGTGTCCGGTGCGTATAAAAAGTTTATAGAGGGACTGACTGCACCCGGTGCCTATTACCCTGCGTTTGATGAGATTGCTCTTAATACAGATACGCTGACTGGCAAAAGCTACCGCGTTTTCTTGCACGAGGTGGTGCACGCTGCAACCGAGTATGTGCTGAATACGTTTGGTACTCGTCCGCAAGACTTAACTCCGGGTCAACGCGCTGCGGCAAAAGAGTTGACCGCTATGTACGACTACGCCGTGGAGAAGCTTGGCAAAACTCCGTACGGCATGACTAACATCTACGAGTTTGTAGCCGAAGTATTCACTAACAAGAAGTTTCAAGACCTCCTTAAAGGGGTCAAGTACGAGCCCAAGAAGGCGCCTTTCTTTACCAGACTTGTGCGGGCTATCTTTAAAGCATTCGGCCTTGACAACCTTGCCGGTAACGCCATGGCTGAGGCGACCAAGATTTTCTCTGCGGTGCGCACCACTACTCCGTTGTCGATTGGTCCTCGGTTTGCTAAAACTGGTCCGAAACAGCCAAGAATCCGTGGCCCCGTTAGCCAGACATGGCGCACTGCGGAAGATGTAAACGCTGGCATGATCCAGATGTTTAATGATGCTCTTAGAGGTCGTCGGGAATGGAGTAAGGTACTGAAAGTTATTGGCCCATCCATGTGGGACAGCAGCACAGGTACGTTCCGCAGGGCGGTTTTAGGTTTTGCCAACCTCCGGCAGATTGATGATCTGACTAAAACGAAGTTCCCGCAGATCAGCGGTGCGATCCGGATGATCGAGCAGATGCTTGCCTATCGAGGCAATATCATGAAGTCTGCTGAGGACATCGTTACCAAGTGGACAAAGGCTCAAGCTAAGAAACCAAAGCAGGGGCAACTCCTTGGTCGAGTGATGCTTGAGACAACCATTCGTGGTATCGACCCAGATAAGCCCGGTACTAAAACCATGAACGCCGCGTTGGTGCAGGCATGGAATCGGCTCGACCCCGAGTTCAAAGAAATTTATCGGGAAGTCAGGGACTTTTATGAGCGATCCGTGAATAACATGGTCCGGGAGATGAAGCTTCGCGTGGCAAAGAGTGATAAGCCGCTGGCGGAGAAGAAGGCCGCTATCCGTGAGATTAACGATAAGTTTGGCCCAGATAAGTTAGTCAAGCCTTACTTTCCTCTTCGCCGATTCGGTAAGCACTGGTTCCAAGTTGGTAAAGGCAACTTCAAAGAATTCTACGAGTTTGAAGGCTCGTTAAGTCGTGAACTAGCGATGCGTACCCGAGAGGCCCAGCTTCGCCGAGGAAATGCACAACAACAAGCTTTAGCCGACACCATTCGGAAAGGTGATGGGATCTCCGAGTTGTTCACCCAGAATTTGACCACTACTCAGGTTCTTAAAGAAGCCGAAGACATTATCGACAATGTGACGGCTACAACAGTTGGTGACGCTAAGAAGGAAATGAAAGACAGCCTTAATCAGCTAATCTACATCCTCCTGCCGCAGCAGAGCATGCGCAAAATGTTCATCAATCGTAAAGCGATTCAGGGTGCGAGTGGTGACATGCTTCGTGTGTTTGCTACGAGCGCAGTGCACAGTGCTTACCAGCAGTCTCGGTTTAAGTTTGCCGAACCTTTCCTTAATAATCTTAACAATGCTAGGCAGTATATAGCCGACCGAGTCGAAGAAGGATCTATGAGTCGTGATCGCGCTGCGGTATATAGTGACTACATCACCGAAGTAGAAAGACGTGTTCCAACTATTCTTAGTAACGAGGACACAAGTCTCGCTGCGGTAGTTGCTGGTAAGGCATCTGAGTTGACGTTCTTCTACATGCTGTCGGCACCTTTCTCGGCGATGCTCAACGTGCTTGGTGTGGCTCAGATCACTATGCCTTATATCGGCGGTCGATACGGCTATGCCAAAACCAATGCTGTGATGTTGAAAAACTTGGGGCGTTACTTTGCAACAACACCGAGGCGGACACTTGCTCCATTAGCGCAGGGTAAGTTTATGGAAGTTAACTTTCCATCAATTGTCGAAGGTGCAAAGCTGCCCCCCATACTGAATCGTGCAGCCCAGCGGTTTATGGAAGAAGGTCAGATTAATATTTCGTTGACCAACGATCTTATGGATATGGGTGGGCGCCCTTCATCGTTGTATACCGGTCGATACAACATGGTCAAAAAAATGTTGTCCGGGTTATTCCATCAATCTGAAAGACTTGGCCGTGAGGTTTCCCTGCTTAGTGCGTTTGAGTTAGCGTACGATAAGTTTTCTAAGGCTCCCAAGAAAGATCTACGTGGAGTGATTGAGCGTGACGCTCAAGGCCAGCCGGTGATGAACACCCCCGAAGAAGCTTTTGAACTTGCTATCGCGGAAGCAAAAGATATTGTCGGTTTGTCTCTTGGTGACTTTACTCGGCAGATGAAACCTCGATATTTTGTGTCACCTTTAATGTCAGTTGTTACGAAGTTTAAACAGTACTCGGTATTAGCGACTTATGCGATTGTGCGTAACTTCTACTTCACTGTAGCGGCTCCATTCCGTAAAGGAGAGATCGAAGAGTTTCGACAGCAGATGGTTAAGGATAAAGTAAGCTCACAAGTTATTGATCAGCGCATTGCAGAAGCAGAAGCCCAGCGTAAAGAGTTGTACCGAGAAGGTAAACGCCGACTGGCTGGCATATTAGCGGTTACTTACATACTTGGTGGTAACGAAGCTTCTCCCTTCTACAGCATCGGTTTACAGCCGCTAGTTAAACTACTTGCCGACGAAGACGATGATGAATTCTTTGACTGGGAGAACTGGTTGAAGAACTACATGGAAGAAGAACTTGGCGGCGCTGCTGGAGATTTGTTTGCTGAGATGGGTATGGACCCTGAAAAAGCTGAAAAGGCTGGTCGGTTCGTCGGTGGTTCTTTGCAGCGAGGAGTAGTTACTGAGCTAACCGGCGGAGAACTTTCAAGTCGTGTTAGTCTTGACCCCAAAAACTTGTGGTATCGAGAAGGGCGGTACTCTCCTGATACCCGAGAAAGTGTCACACAAGAAATTATTGCTAACGCTGGCCCGGTTGTTGGCCTTGGATTTAACTGGATCGACGCCTATCGGTTGTTCCAAGAAGGCCAATATCAACGTGCTTTTGAAAGGGCTGCACCCGCTCTTATTTCAAAACCTGTCACCGCAGCAAGGATTGCTGAAGAAGATGCACGTACGGCCAGCGGAATTAAGTTAGTCGACAACTTCTCGGCTTGGGAACTTGCCATGCAGTCTATCGGGTTACAGCCTACTCGGTTGGCCCAAGCGCAAAAGTCCGCCATTGAAGCTAAGACTTACGCAGAAAAAATTAAAGACCGTAGAACTTCGTTACTTAATCGGCTCTGGCTTGAGCGTGATAATACAGAGGGTTTTAATGAAACTCTAGAAAAAGTAATTGAGTTCTCCCTGAAATATCCTAAGCACGAAATTACTCCCGAAAATATTCAAGAGTCTTTTGATCGTCGTGCTGAAGGACAAGCTGAAGCCGAGGCTATTGGGGTGCAGGTGGATAAGAAGTCTTTACCCAAAGCTTTGGAGATGTTGCGGTACGGTCGGCCTGACTGAAAAAAGTCCCCGCACTAGGCGGGGCTAAGAAGGAGAGTGACCATGAACCGTAGATCACAAGTCTATGGTACTACCGCACTCTCCATATACGCAACCCACGGATACCTTTTTCAATTACTACTTTGATAGTAACGCTGTATCCGAAGCGATTAGTGACCGCTAAGACCTCTTTTTTACCTTCCTCCACCCGCAAACAAGGTATAAAAAAGGACCAGCCGACTTTAAATTTAGTCCAGTCGACGTTATAACTAAGCTGGTTCACCCTCATTTGCTGGCTCTTCTACTGGCTCCTGCATGTCTTCTTCGGCCTGAGCGGCGGCAACATACAAGTCAGGGTCTATAAAATCGCCTCTGGAGCAGTCAAAAACATAGGCATCTACGGGTGGAACACTGCTTAACTTGGTGCCTTTGGACATGCGCTTCTTCTTGATGCCGCCGTAGATCCCGTCGGAAGTTAGCCCGTTGAGCACATCTTTGAGGGTGATTTGGTTCTCCGTGCAGTACTTCCGGAAGTCTTTTGCCACGATAAACAGCTTCATCGTGTCGGGCTCCATGCGTAGGATCAGTTCTCCCCGTGGCTCTAGGATCGGCAGCATCTCTACCCCGGTACGCTTATCGACCTCATCGTTGATGACCAAGGTGTTTTGGCGGTGCTTGTTCCAGAAATCCCCAACCACGCTAGCAAAGTCTGATACTGGTGGCGTAATTTCTTCTCGCATCTGGCTGAATTCTTTGAGCATCCACTTGAATACTCTGCCGACGTCAATGTCGATCAGGCCAAGCCTACGGGCAAAAAGAGCACCGGCGATGTTACAGGCAGCGATTGCAGACCAGAAACGTTCACGGCTTGTGAAGCCGACCTTCTTGTCGATGACCCGCTGTACGTCTTTAACCTCAGCAATACGCTCTTCAAGGTTGCATACCAAGTCCCGGATGTAGATGCGACCGGCATGTCCGTAGTTTGTGTACAACTTCGGATACATGTCATCAGCCTCGGCTTTGGTCAGCAACTTGGTCTCAGGGATGCTGTACTCGATGATCCGCATCAACTCACCATCAGGTGTGCCTTTGAGCGACTTCAGCTTGTCGACCAATGAGGCGTTAGAAGAGCAGAGCAATATGGTCTGCCACTTCGTCATGTTGATCCGCTCGGCATTTTGAGAAGCCTGCATACGTCCACGGCCTCGGCCTTGCGATACTGCATAAGCAAAGTCAGATGCTTCATCGGGCTTCATCTTGGTGATCTCGTCGCACCCCAACCCTAAGTTGTTCATGACGCCAAGCCTGTGTAGCCGGGTGTTCATCGTGTCACGCTCAATCAGCATCAGTTCTTCTGGGTGCCCAAAGACGCTGTGCATGGCCTTGAGGGTTGTCGTCTTACCGGTACCGGATGTGTTGTTGATCAGGTTGATGATGGCGCCTTTGAGGTTCAAGTGTTTTAGTAGTGGTGCACCAAAAGCGGTGAAGAATCCAAACGCATGAGGTTCAAACCCCGGTATGTCGTAAGTATTGATGACGCTCTTCCACTCTTCCAACGATCCAACCGGCTCAAAGTACGGAGATGCCTGAGATGTGTAGCTTGAAGGGGGGCTGTATCGGTCGCCGTCGGGGCAGATTTCTGCGTCCCCAACCACAAAAGATCCGTTCTTCTCGGTCCAACCAAACTGCATCCTCATTATTTCTGCTCCTTCTCTGCACTGTAGTTCTTTAACAAACGAAATGATGTAGGTCATGATCCCTTCCATCTGCTTCTTGCCGCCGATTACCCCGAACCAAGCAAGCCTGTCTCGTAGTTTTTCAGCGGTTAGCAGGTCGACTGCTGGGAGAGCAAACTCTCTGACCCCATCTCTGGGAGTGTGCAATCTCATCCATATTGTTTCCCCCTGTTGGGGATCTTTCATACGTTTTACAACGTAAAGGTCGTGTTCGTAGATTAGTATTGGATCGTCGTCATCCTCCAAGGGACGGCGATAGACCCCACCATTTTTTCCCCTGAAGTATGGGAACGGGTACTCGGGCACTGTGTACGTGACCGGCTTCGAAACATCCTCGGCTTTGTACTCGATGTGCGTCTCTTCGGACTCAAGAATCTCTTGCCCTAGCGTGATTGGAGAAGTCAGCTTGCCTTTGTGGGGGCAGTCATCACAACCACCGGGGTTGATCTTCTCGATGGCATCGCAGGTATATGGACCTTTGATCTTGTTAGCCTTATCTTCTGTGGCTTGTGCTGAGTATCCGTCATGATCTTTAGACACTTCGTGGATTGCCGTGTCTCTGTCGACGCAATACGACGCAATAGATAATGCCGCCCTCCACATGGGCTCTTCGATAGTGGCCTGCTCTTTGACAGCCTTTTCAATCTGCGCACACCCGGTGCCGTTTTCAACCTTCGCCCACAGAACAGAGAACCGATTCTGCTTGTTCCCCATCAACGACTTGGTCAACTCGTTGAGGTTAGAGGTGCCGTAATCAGGAGCGTCAGCAAGTTCTCCTACGCCAATAGCAGACTTAAATACTTCTAGGTCGATGTCGGGAGAAACGCACATCAAAGTAACGTCAAGTGGTGGGTCAGCCTTGAAGTTCTTCGTGTCAGGGATGCGCAGGATAGATGCGGCATCCGATGTTCTGGCGGGGTCGGCCTCAAGCCCTTTTAGGTGGCACAACTTTTTGAGTTGATCTGCGATTGGCTTCCACTGCTGGCGCGTCAGTTCTGATGTGATTCCCCAATAGGCATGGAGTCCACGGCCTGAGTTGACTAGCGATGGTTTGGGTAAGCCGACTTCGTTGCAGAAGTCCTTGAATGCAGCCAGCCCTTCGGCTTGGGTTTCGTATGGCTTGTTTGGCCCACAGTCGATGTCCAACCAGAAAGCCTTGATCAGCTTTACGTTGTCGGCGGTGCGGGTTGAGTTGGTCTCGTACTTGGCGCAAGCAAAATAAACGTCATAGTGCTTGGCTAGTAAATCTTCTGCGACCTGTTCTACTTCTTCTAGTGTCTGCACGAACACCTGTTTAGGCATCCCTGTCTTTTTCAGTGCTACTACGCAGTACCACCCCTTCGGGGAGAGAACCGCAGACAGTAAGTCTTTCATCGCCATAGCCGCCCTAGTGCACCGCGCAAAAAAGATGAGGCGTCAGGGGGCGCGGCGGTACCCCTTTTCGTTCCGTCGAACTAGACGCCCCGTTAGTCTATGCTAAAGCCAACCTTCTCCAAGATGGCAAAGATCTCGTCGGCATGACGCTTCCGTGGCATCCAGTCACCAGTAAACCATTTGTAAATGGTCATGCGGCTCACCTTCAGGTGCACAGAAACGTCATTGACGGGGATCTCTCTAGAGATGCAGTACCGCCCCAGCACAACGCCGGGGTTGTCGGTACTCGCCTCTAAATTAGCCTTGATGATCCTTGATGTATAACCTCGGTTGTCCATGGTTACTCATCGTCTGTAGACCACGCATTCAACACATCCACAAAGTCTTTCTTGGGGGCGGGTTCAGCGTTCTTCTTGCTCGGACGCTTGGTGGGTTCAGGGATCTCTTCTTCTACTGGTGCAGAAGCTTTTGGTGCAGAGATGGCTTTCGGCTTGCTGTCAGTCTGTGCCGGGGTTTGGCTGATAGCAGACTTAGCGGCTGGGCTGTTACCTTTCTCTCTAGCGGATTCCCACTCATCACGCTCCAAGAAACGCACGGGCTTGAAGGTCAGCTTGGGAGTAGCACTGTCGCTGTCGAGGCGCATCTCAGTGACAAGGGTATTGATGTTCTTACCCTGCGAACCAACGTACTTGGCGTACTGCTGGAACGGCATCTTATCGACATCACCACGACCAAAGATCGAGGTCGCCGCAAGCGTCAGTTGGTACACGTCACCCTGCACATCGTCAGCAAGCAACACAGCCAGTCGCTGTTGGAATCGGCAGGCACGGGAGTCACCCTGTCCTGAACCCTTGATGTTCTGAGGGCAACCCTCGCAGGTTTTGCTCTGAGGGCTCTCGATGCTGGGGTCGGGGGTATCGCCATCATTAGACCAGCAGTCAGGAGGTGCAGTCTCACCCGGAACGTACTTACCAGCGTAGTACTGTCGAGATACTTTGGGTGCACCATTAACGATGACGACGTTCATGGCACGGTTCTCGTTCTTGGCAATCTCTTCGCCGTTAACCATCAGACGAAAGACGCCGCCCCGAATCGAGATGCGCTTGAGGCCAGTGTTACCAGCCAGCGACTTGGTCATGTCATCGAGTTCGACTTCCTTCAGGTAGTCAGGTACGTTTTTACTAAACAAAGCGATGTCGCTCATGGTTACTTTCTCCTTATGGTGATTTCGTATTCACTATCAATGTTAAGACCGGGAGGATGAGCATCAGGGTTGGTCTCTAAAAACTCTTTCATGTTCGTCTGATGAATCCTCTTCTCAAGCAACTCCATCGTACCTTTCTCACGCATGAAGTCGTAGAAGCTTCCCCAGTCGTTAGTCCAGTAGCGATTTTTAACCGTGCGGTACGCCACGCCGTTAGGTGTGGAGAAGCTTGTAACGCCGGTCTCTTTTGAGATCTCGATAAGCTTGTGTTTTAAGACTTGCATCTGCTCTTCGATCTCAGAAGCTTTTGCGGTGTACTCTTTGTAGAGTGCATCCTTGGTGTCGCGCATCTTGATGTAAGCGGCAACGATCTTTTCAATAGGTGCGTCCATGGTTTCCTTCCGTGTCGGATCTTGGTCCGTTTTGTAACTGTAACCCAGTAACTTTAGTCTGTCAAGTATTCAATTCATTTTTATACAAGTCGATGATGCGGCTGTGGAAGTCCAATTTGTTTTGAAGCATTCCATACAGCTTAGTCTCCACAGGGCTTCCTTCGATATGCACAACAGTCACTGGGTTCTTCTGCCCCTGCCTATGCACTCGTGCGTTTGCTTGTAGGTAGGACTCAATTGAAGTCACAGGAGCATACCAAATCACTACGTTTGCCGCAGTTAGGGTTACTCCGTGTGCGGCGGCTTGAGGCTGGATGAGTAAGACTTTTGGATCTTGTTGTTCTTGGAATCGTTTAAAGGTATCGGTACGTTTGTTAACGCTCACACTCCCATCTATGATCTCTGCGGTAATGCCATTTTTTGTCAGGTGTTCTTTGAGCATTGCAAGAGTGTGGGTGAACGGAACAAACACCAGTACTTTATGGGTAGATTCTTCGATGACCTCCACCACAGCCGATAGCCGGTTAGACACATCGAACTCCACTACATTGCCGGTGTCGGTGTAGACCGCGCCGCAAGAAATTTGAAGCAGCTTGGTCAGGTTCGATGCAGCATTGATAGCAGACACTTCTTCTCCAGCAGCCTCAATCATCATGTCTTTTTTAAGTTGCTTGTAGTACTTGGTTTGTTGAGGAGACAGGGGGGTAAATCTTGATACGTGCGTAACTTCTGGTAGATCCAGACACTCCTCCTTGGTAAACCGTATGGCTGGTTGGAGCATCTTGTGAATGGTCGCTTCTGCCGACGGTTTCGGCACCCATTTAAATCTCGTCAGTTGTTGCATCACGGTATCTCTGAACCCGCCAAACAACATCGGGGCGGTGTCGGGGACGCACATCTTAGCCAGACCAAAAGCATCTAGTGGCGACTGTGCGGCAGGTGTACCAGTCATCATCCACATCCAAGTGTCAGTAGTCATGACTTCTTTCATCGCTTTGAACCGCTTGGTTCTTGGGTTCTTGTAGGCGTTTGCCTCGTCGATGATGATCAGGTCGAACCCACCGTGCTTGACGGCATCTTTTACAATCTCCAGCCCATCGAAGTTGATGATGACGTACTCGGACAAATTGTTGATGATGTCTTTGCGTTTGTCTCGGTTGCCGTAGGCAACGCTCACCGTGCGGTGCAACGCAAACTTAAACAGGTCGGCTTCCCACGCAGACTGCATGATCGACAAAGGGCAGACCACCAACACTCGGCGGATGATCCCACGCTCAAGTAGATAGTCTGATGCCCAGATGGCAGAGGCGGTCTTGCCGGTACCCTGCTCGTTAAAGCAGAACGCCCGTTTGTGAAGGGTTAAAAACGAAGCCGTCTGAGTCTGATGAGACATGGGCTTGTACAGCCCAGGCCACTTGTAGTCTTTTTCTATCGGAGAAGGAACATTTTTTAGGTTTAGCTTGCGCAGGGTTTGTGCTTCTTCAAGCCCCCACTTAACGGCAACCTCGGCAACCTCTCCATTCGTTTGTAGTATCTTGCTGTTCTTTATGGTCTCGGTGATTCTTTCTGGGTACCGAGTTCTTACAACCAGTGTGTTGCCGTTAACTATTTGCACGTTTTTTCTTTTCCCGTGTACTGGTTTCGTTGACCAATCCGCGCTTGGAGTTGCGTTTAAAAGACCGGTTCTCTGAAGCGTCCATCACTGATAGGCCATCTTTATAGGTTCCGCCTTTTGATAGGGCCTTGTTATGGTGAACGTCTTTGCCATCCCCCTTCTTAACCTTCCCGGCCTCCTCCATGATCCTCCGCGCTCTGTTGCGCTCGGCTCGTTTCTTTTTGACCTTTTCGGTGCCGTCGTACTGCTCGTATTCTTTCTTGTAGGGCCGGGGCTTGTTGACGTAAGGCATGATGTCCTCCTAAGTAGAGCACCAATTTTAGGCTCAAACCTTAAGCCTGTACAGGTACGGCCTGCTCTTTGGCACGATCTGCACCACACCACGTAAAGTCAAGTCGGATAGCGCCCGTTGTGCTGAGTTCTCACTGGCTATGAAGTACTTAGCCATCTGTTTTATAGTGACGGGCTTCTTATGCTCTCGTATGTAATCGAGTATCTTATCTTCAATCTTCCGCATTTTTCGTCTCGTTGGCTAATTTGCGAATGTACCAGTCGGCCTTTTTCAGATCCTCAATACCATTCTTGTGCTTCCATCGCCAAAGATACTTCAGAGCATTACCCGTGCAGTAACCCTCAAACCCATCCAACCCTTCGCATGCCGCCTTGATTGCGTCGATGCACTCGATGCCGCCTTGGGTGTAGTGCGGCGGGTGATTCACCATGTCTTTGTCACTCATGTTTACTCTTTCCTTTCAGGTAGTGTTGCTGTCCATAGCCCGAGGCAGACCATCTCAAGTTCATCGTTGACTGGTCGTTTGTACAGGGCATCTTTCCAACCTTTGTTAAATCCCCGCTCGTACTCTTCAACCGCTTTTAATTCTCCAAGACTCTTGCCGTGCTGTATTCCAATCAAAAGGAAGATCAACATCAGCAGTGCCCATATCACGTTAATCAGTCGTGTATCTCGCATCTACCGCCCCCTTTAATTTAAACGGGTTGTTGTAGTACGTGCTTTGTGGAATTCTTGGCTCGGGTAATCGCATGCCGTCCATGTAGCGTTCTGGCTCTATGAATAACTCGTAGACATGAATCTTGGTTCCTCGATTCGTCTCGCTATACGGCAGTATCTCGACTATCTCTGCGAGGTTATCTCTGACCATGCGTCGTATCAGGCTTGCTGCCGACGGACGACTCTTCCCAATCTTCGCCGCCAATGACGTCACCGTGTAACGCTTCTTCTTTTCCATCTGTGTCCTCTAAGTAGTCAGGGGTTGCGAGTTTCCATCGGTCGTAGTTAGTCATTTCTCGTCCCTCTTTGTGTAGCCGTTCTCAGCCCATGCCACCTCATCTGTTAACAACTTCACGCGATGGCGTTCCTCGTCCAGCAGTCGCTTCAGTCTGAGGTTCTCTGCCTTCAAGTCTTTGATCTCTTGCATCAGCATGTCGAGTTCAACTGCGTTAATCAGCACTTGGTTCATGGCGGCTCCTAAAAAGGTGCGGGTTCGTAAGTAACTTCTTCCTTGGGTTGGGACACACGTTTAAGTTTTTCAGGGTGACACTTGACGTAACTGGGGAAAGGCCAGTCAGTACCGCTTGGAATGCGGACTTCTACAAGTCCTTCGTTTGCGGTAACAACCACGCCCTTCCGACCAGTGTCCTTCACCTGCACCCACATACCTTCTGTGAAGCGGTTAAGTGTTGGCATGCTCTTCCTGCACCCTGCGCAAGAGGTAGGACCGAGTAATCACCAAGGACCGGATACCATCCGTAATGTTGTCGATTTCGTCCTTGAGCATGGCGATGCGGTCCACTGCGTTTTCGGTCTGTAATTTACGAGCCGTTTCAGCGACAAGCTTCATATCCAAAGGAGGTTTTTTTGGTTCTGCCGTAGGGATGGCAGTCACAAGCTTGCCCTCCATCCTGAGTTCACCTCGCTCCACCAACCGTTTGATGGTTGAGTAGAGGCTTACTACAGGGATCTTCAACGCCTTTGCTATTCCAACTTGGTTAGACGGGCCGTTTTTGTTGAGGTAACGAATTACACGACTGTCATGTTTGGGTTTACGTCCTGCCATGGTCACTTCTCCTTAGTAAATGTTTTTTCCGTTATGTTCACAATCTACAACTGCACAAAACTTCCGACATGTGAAGTTTGGTTTTGCATTCCACACATCGGTCTTGAACGCTGTTTCAAGGCGTTCAATTTCTGTAAGCCACTTGGTCCACGCTCCGCTCTGCTGATCTTCGGTGAACTCGGCTTTAACTAAACTTTCTGCAACAAGAAACACTAAACCTGCCTTAACTCTCTTGACATTTGGAAAATGTTTAAAGACCAGCAACGACAGCAACTCAAGCTGTTTGATGTCTGCGTACTGAGCGGACTTACCAGTCTTGTAGTCAACTATTTTTGCTTCGTCGCCGTCGATGACAAGCAAGTCGGCGATGCCTCTAAACCAAACGTCGGGGTCACGAAACGCACAGGGCTTGAATTCTTTGGTAAGCCCCATCTCGTACTCACAGTGCTTCTCTCCCGGCAATAACTTCAGGGCATCAAGATGCGGTTTGATAAACGCGTACTTCTCCGGGATGTCTAGCCCACCGCACACATAGTCCTCAGCGGCTTTGTGTACGGCAGATCCATAGTCAAGATGTGCTTGAGGTGGTTCGGCAACATCTTTTAGTACCCGCAGTCGGTAATACTTCCTGGGGCACTGCTGGAACAGCGAGATACTGCTGTACGACCAAGTGTACTTATCCATTGTGGCGAACCGCATTGAGCAAAAGTTTGGCTTCCACGACCAACTTCAACGCAGACTCTTCGGCTTCCTGATGCTTACGCTCATTAGACAGTTCGTAAACTTCGCGGACCAGTCGCTTGATCTCATCAGTGTGTGGGGCAAAGTCAATCACTTGGGTTACTTTCATTTCAGTCCTTTCCTAAAAATTCTACAATTTTTTTCGCACGCCCCGGCTGGCGCATAAGTCTCATGGCTTTTGCTTCGACTTGTCTAATTCGTTCTCTGGTGACTTTAAAAATAGCAGCCACTTGTTCCAATGTTAGTTCGGAGCCACCCCCAATCCCATAACGCAAACGCAATACTTTTGCATGCCGAAGAGGTAAAGAATCTAGATTCTCTGCGATACACTTTACTAACTCTTTTTTAGTTTGCTTTTGCTCCAGAGTCTCATCATCCTCGTATAAATCGCCTTCTAATTGGGCAACGTTGCCGCCAAGAACAGATCGCATGGCGTTTGCATCCAACAAAAACCTTTTGGTAACTACACTTTCGGTACTGTTTCTAGGTAGGTTCATGGTTAACTGCTCGGTCGTCCACAAGTCATGCGGGGCGGCACCTAGTGCTTCCATGACATCTTTGGCTAAAGGGCTAAACGTTCCGTCCTTGTTAACTGGCGGTTTGCGTAGGGAAACTAAACTACTTATCTCTTGGGCAGTGTAACCAATAGCCTTTGCAAAACTTGCGGCTGATTTGTACCCAGCATCTTCGATTGCAGTCAGTAGTAAATTATTGCGTACGGTGAATTTAACTCGGTACGCCTGAGCATCGTCAGAATCTCTAGCGTCAACAATCTCCATAACTATCTCCGTATCCAACTTCACAATTCAACGGAAGCGTCTCGGCCCACTTCGGTCTCCAACGCATGCACTCTTCAACATACTTAACTGCTTCTTCTCTTTCTTCGATGGGGGCGATACACGCAATCGCATCATGCACCGTCAAGACCACTCGGTAGCGTTTAGCCACACGGAGCATCTGCTCACCAATCACACAACGGGCAACTGCTTGGCAGATGTTCTCCACAACTTTCCCGCCGTATATCCGAGTGACACCTTTCCTAGTGTCGTAGATGTACTGGGGGGTGCCGTCATAAAACTTCTCGCCGGTCTCACGCAGATTCAGATACCGAATCGGCATGCCGCTTGGGATGTCGAACCCAACTCCGGGTAACAGACTCACCGCTTGTGGCTGTGCGCAGAAGTCAAATGTCTTGAGTTCCGTAGACGCAAGGGCTTCCAAACATCGGCTAGCAGAATCCCAAAGTCCTGGGATGTAGGGGAAGTTTTCTCTGTATCGTCTAATAATGAATTGGGATGTCGACTCTTCCATGTGCACACCAACCGACCGCATGTGCAACATAAACTTCTTATGCCCTAAGCCATACCCGCATCCTAATACTACGGTCTTGCCTAAGAAGCGTTCTTCCGTAGTAATGTCGTCGACTGGCTTGCCGTAGATTCTAGAGGCCATGATCTTATAAACGTCCTCGCCAGCCTCGAATGCTAGGACCAAATCTTTTTGCCCTGCCAGCCAAGCAAGAGTCCTAGCCTCGATCTGAGAAGAGTCAGCGTCAATAATCACGTAGCCCTTGGGTGGGATGATTGACTTCTTGAGCATGCCAGCGTTCTGCCCACGTGACGGGAGGTTCTGTAGGTTTAACTTGTCGTCGCCACCCCAACGCCCGGTGTGTGCCGCGTAGTAACGCAGAGGGACCGGAAGGCTACCCCGTTTCGCTATTGAGATTAATCTCTCGGTGCGTGTCTCTTCGAGCGTACTTTTTGTCCCAAGCCTAGCCGCCGCAAGAGCCTGTACTTTCTCGTCACGGTGCTCAAGGAGAGCCTTGAACCCGTCATCACTCTTTGCCAACGCCGGGGCCAACTTGCCTGTGGTTGGACTTATCTTTACGGGGACATCAACGCCCATGCTCTCAAGCAACTGCGCAAACTTGGGCTGAGACATTAGGACTTCTTTATCCACCCCGGCGCTGGAGAGCAATGCTTCCTTCCGGGCCTTAACTTCTTCTAGGTGCTGCTCAAGTAGTGGGAGGTTCAACTGCAAGACCGGGTCGGTGAACATCCGCATCGTCAGATCAATGAGCTTGAGTTCCTTCTTGTTGTAACTCTCTTTTAGGATATTAAAAAGCTTGTAGGTGATGTCGACGTCGTTACGGCAGTACTCCCCGTACTGATGCAGTTCTTCAGCAGTGAAGTCGGCTTTATGCTTGCCCATCGCTAGGACCACCTCGGTCCCTTTTTTGCCTACCCCGTAACGATCCGCGAGTTTTGCGAGGCTGTTGCCCACTTCTGAACCGTCCACCGCCCGAGCCATACACAGCGTATCAAGGTACACATTAGGCTTGATTCCGTATCTCCAACTGAGAATCGCACCGTCGAACATCATGTTGTGCGCTAGCACAAAGGAATTCTCCCAATCGAATTGGGCTAGAAATTTATCTACCTCGTTGGCGCACCAAACTGCTTCGCCATCATCAACCTTGACCGCTACGCCGATGACTTCGAACCGATCATCACGCACATACTCTTCCGTTGTCATCTTCGAAAGAGAAAACTCTCTGTCGTAATAGGTTTCGAAATCAAGCGTAATCAGCATCACTCCCCCTTCTTGGGAACGGTCATCGCAAAATTGTCGCGCAACCACACGGACAATTCCTCTATGTTGTTTTCGTTTATTGTAAAAGTAGAACCACCGGCTTCTCTAATCCGACGCAGTTCCCTATCTTGTAATGCAGTCGTAGTGCCGCGACCGGCCTTGCACTCTACCGCAAAAAAGTACCCTCGGTAACATCCAACGATATCGGGAATACCACTACGCCCATAGCCACCAGTAGCAGGCATAAAAGAATACACGCCGTACTCTTCTAATATCTTCTTAACTCTTTGTTTTACCTTGGCTTCGGGGGTGGACACCGCATCTCCTCATGGGGTAAGTAGACACAGTATAGGTGTAAGTTTTCAGGAATGCAAGGGGGTAAACATAAAAAAAGGGACATGGTGACTATTCGTCAGCATGTCCCTAACCCTCGACCAAGAAAAGCAACGGGGTTGAGCCCCCCGTCAGGGCTTGCTACTTAGCAAAGCGTAACTGTATCACCTCCGACCAAGTAATACAAAGTGGCTTCCGGATCTCTTTCGATATCACTCTTGAACATCACGCCAACATTCTCAACTGGTTGGCTAGGTTCGCACAACTTAATGAGTGCTAACTTCTCTTGAAAGTTTTGCGGCATATCGTATGTCGAATTCAACTTAACTATCTCGGGATCGTCGGCACTAATTTGTGCGTACCACATTGTCCCGTCAGAAAAGTTTACGACGACAGCGCCACCCTTATCGACTTCTTTGTTAATTGAGCAGGCAATCCTGAGATCATAGAAGTTTTGGACCTTCTCCTCGGTAGAAAACAATTTCGCAATGGTGCCTTCGATCTTGGGTTGACTACCTTCGTAGCAATCAAGTAAGAACATAGCGATCTCGGTACCCGTTTTGTTTGTGTCTATATCTCGGAGTACCTTGTATCTAGCGTTCGACACCATGTTACCGATTTGACTCTTTGCCTCAGCGATCATTTTGCTTTTGAAAGCACCAGTGACGGGCACCAAGAACACTTCTTCCATCACCTTGATTGCTTTGTGGGCATCCTTGGTCGTGATAGTGCTTCGGTTGTGCCCCCTGCGCTTGTTGATGTTGTCCGAACTGATATGGTAGACATCCATCACCCCACGCCCACGGTATTCCTCTCGCTTGAGTCTTACCCTACCCAAGTACTGAGAGTCTTGATACACAGATAGAGTCCCGATGAATTCAGTATCGTATTTCCAACCATCTTTGTCGGCAACGAACTTCACTTGGGGGTGTAGTACATAGTAGTTGCTGATCAAATCCTCCAACGGTTTGGGTAGCGTCAGTTTTTGGGACATACGGTTTTCAAAGTTAGGCAATGCCATCTTGTGTTCCTTTCTTACCAGTTAAATTTCGAGAGGATGTCGTCGACTTTGTTCTTGGTCTGCAACCGTATCTCGTCGCTTTCCTTGAGCATCTCGGTATCCACAAGCAATAGCGCAGATGAGAGATCACGCTTGGCTTGATCCAGTTTGGCATCCTTGGTGATGTTGAGATGATTGAGTAGATCTACCAACTCTTTAGCGTTTCCTAGCATCGTATCGTGGAAACCCTTACGCTTACCCTCCTCGTCGTTGGCTAGGCGATCACTCATGTGACTGAGGCATTTGTGCAGTCGCTCCCAAACATCACGCATGGCTCCCTCGATACGCTCATTGAAGTTAGCCTCGTACTGCTGAATCAACTCGGCTTTGGCTTGCTCGTTGATGTCGATGCGGAAATCCCCCGCAGTCGGCACAGGTGTGAACGCATAGGCGAAGCGGAACTTGCCCATGATGTTGTCCACATCGGGGTACTCCTCACGATTAAACATGTCTCCCAGAGAGAAAGCCGCCGCTGATATCAGAGTAGGATACTCAACGAAAAACTTTTGGCACAGTCGGTTGAACTCCATCTCATGCGCATTCAACTCGGCTTTGTAGTCCAAGAACTGAGACATCGTCACCAGTCGTGTGCCCTTGTCAGACCACGGCAAAGTTTTCTGCGTATTCCACAGGCGAACCCGAGCGGCATACTTGTTCACATCTTCAAGGCTCTTGCTACCGGCAAGTAGGTTCTTGTGGTAATTGCCACCCCGCGCTCTAGTTTTCTTGACCGCATCCACTTCCTCGGACACTTGCTTGTCCAACTTACGGGCAGTCCAGCATGAGACATTCAACTCGACAAGCATGGCACTTGTTGCGATTCCAATGGTTTCCATTTGGTTTTCCTTTCTTGGTAGTAGGGACAAGATGACTACTGGTCACTTTGTCGTGTCTTGTACTGCTTGATCAAATACTCGATCACTTGGGTAAACGAAAGGTTTATCCCGAGTCGGTCCACCAACTCGTTCTTGATGTCGAGCAACTCATGGGCTGTTTCTTTGCTGATGCTCACACCCACGCGACCGTCTTTACTTGCGACTTTAGTTTCCATTTAGATCTCCACTAGAGCAGATTGACCAATAAGAGGAACGAACCTCTTGTTATTAACAACACACCAAAACACAGGAACTCCCATATTCTCCCACAACTCTACCTTGTGACGGTAGAAGTACCCGTCAGTCAGCATGACCACGCATTGCGGCTCCAACTTGTTCTTCATCACGAACCTCGGAACGCAGTCGGGATCAGTACCACCACCGCCTTTGGGCTTGGTCGAATTGATTACTGTTGCTACCTCAGAACCATAGTAGGTTTCATGGCTCGCTACCTCGGTATCCCAATAAAGAACCTCCACGCGCTCAGGCATGATCTCTTCGCAGATGTTCGCCATCTCACCCAAGAACTGCCCAAGCACCGGCCCACCAATCGAACCCGATGTGTCAATGCCTATCACGATGCACTCTGCCTTTTGTCCTACCATGCTAGGCATGATGATGTCGGCCCCGAGGAACCTCCGATTCGGTCTGCGCCAAGTCGTGATCTCGCCACCCTTGGTCGTCACCTTCACAAAGTCTCGCAACGCCTCACGCCAATCCACGCGGGGATGCAAGATTTCCTCGATGCCACGGGGCATGTTGCCCTTCATCTTGCCTGCAAGGATTGCACCCTCACGCAAGCCGTGATCAATCTCTTGCTCGAGTTTCTCTTTCTCCTCGTCTGATAACTCAGCGGCACCATCCCAGTCATGCTCATCCATCGAGTCGTTGGGTTGGTTGCCACCATTGGGCTTTGATTGCTTGCCGGGACTTGATGACCCTCCGTCATTTTGTCCCTCACCTTGCCCATCTCCGGGTTGGCCTTCCTCGCCTTGTTCACCCTGCTCGTCTTTGAGGATGTCGTAGACTTGCTTGGTGTCCATGTTGCGGAACCGCTCGTCGAGCAGACCGATCTGATTGCCGTCTTGATCTCTTGGCATCACAACCACAAAACCGTCTGGGTCCATGTCGTGAATCTGAAGATTGATCACATAGTCAGCCGCCATGTTGGTCAGCCGCATGTTCTCTTTCGCCAGTTTCTTCCATGTCGAGATATGCCGATACGCCTTGTGCATTGCCTCGTGTACTACCAAGAAAGCAAGCATCTTGTCGTCAAGCATCTCCACGAACTCGCGCCCGTAGTCGACATCGCGCCCATTTGTTCTTGCGGTAATCGGCTCGTCAAGCACAGTTACTTTGCCGATCATGAACATCCCGCTAAATAAGCAGAAGTCCTTGTGCCGCATGAGCGTCACATGTGTGCGCTCGATTCTTTGTTCAGCAGTTAGTTTCATTTGAAAACCTCCTTGTGCAGTTTTGTGTACTCGTCTTGCAACTCAACTATCCAATCTTGGAGAATGTCTAGACCAACGACATCTCGCGGGATTGTTGAGAGCAAAAAAACCTGTCCTTCTTCCTTGTCTATGCGATATCTCAGTACCCCATGCACACGAAAGTTCTGCGGGTGTCTATAAGTAAATTTCATACCGCCTCCTAGAACAAGTATTGGTTCTCACGCATCCAATTCACAAACGAACCGGATGTCATCATGATCTGCTTCTTCTCGGGGTGCTTACCAGCAGTCAAGCAAAACACAGACTGCAACTCTTTCGGTGTGCGCTTGAGATACTCGAACCATTTGCCGATGTTGCCCCGGTCCACTCGTTGAACTGCGCCGTAAGCCATGATGCACAGCGCCGCCGGTGAAGTCGGCACAATCGCCGTTTGTGGATTGGTAATCACATCTTCCCAAAGCGGTAGTGTGTCTGCTACTTCGACATAGGCAGTCATATCTCTCGCCGCCGCATCGCCAATCGTCCCGCTCAACGCAGTAACCAACGCATTGCGTGACATCAGGCTACGCTTCTTGATGATGTTGCTTGCGCGATGCCCGGTGCGAGGACAGAAGTATGACCGTTTCGGGCTCTTCGGGTTGAAGTTATACGGATTGTCTGCTTGGGCAGGATCTTTGTAGGAAGCCAAGCAATGCGGATAAGCCTTAACCCATGCCATGACCTCGGGCGCAACATTGTTCAACGCCGCCCACTCTAGCCATTCCTCAGCCGTTGGGTTGGCAATCGGGCAGATGGTCAGTCGGCTAATAGAGTGGTCCTTCAACAAATCGCCCACGCCATCCGTCGTATTGTTACCAGCAGTAATGACGATGGAGTCCTTGTGCAGTTTGAACCCGCCAATCCTTCTCTCTGCTAGCAGAGGATGGAGCATGTTCTGTACCGCAGGTGATGACGGCTTGGTGAACTCGTCAATGAAGATCACGCATGGGTCGCCATGTTGGAAACCCCACGCTTCGTTCGGATACAACGCCGTCGTGCGAGTCTCATGGTTGGGCATGGGGATGCCGATGTCGCCCAACTCGGTGTTGGGGGTGTCGATATAGATGCCACGATAGCCCGTCTTTTCCACGATACGCTCGTACATAGCAGTCTTACCAACGCCGGGCTGTCCGACAAGATGGGTAGCGACTTCGTTTCCAACACTAAGGATGAACTCCTCGGCTTCTTTGAGGGTCATTTCTGTGCGCAGGTTAACTTCCATTTGGTATTTCCTTTCTTAGTAGAGAGACAGAGAACAAAATTAAAAAGACAACGACAGGTAGTGCTTGTTGGAATCGTGTACTCCGCGATCCCGTGGTAATACTTCCTTCTTATTGAATACTTCGCTAGCAAAGCGGTACTTGATCAGCTCGTAGAAGTGATGTTTGGCATCCTCAAACTTAGCCATCCGCATACCAGCGTAGTTAGCAGGCTTCTCCATCAGCACGGAGCAAAGCATCTTGTTGGCAAGGTGGTAAAACCGCTTGAGTTTCTCCCCCTCGTCAAGTGTTAACGCTTCGTTTAGCAGATCAAAGAAGATCAACATGCTATCGGCAACTCTGCGCTCGGTTCTTACTGCGCTCTTGAGTGATGGCATGTAATAGACCCGAACCAACTCAGAAACAAAGAACCCATCCAAGTCATCCGTGTTGGGGTTCACTTCGACATACTGATTGATTGTCAGCATGTCGCGGATGAAGATCACGAACGATGCGTACTTCTCCCGCATTGCTTTCATCGCATCAAAGTCAATGCTGTGTTGGCATTCGATTTCATACCCACGGATTGCACCATCAGCGGATATTTCCACATAGCCACGATTAGGCATGCGATAGAAAGTACCCTTGTAAACTGCATAGATCTTCCCTTTCTCCCTCTGAAAGTGGAGGGCGTCGGTCTTGCTGGTCTCGTTCAGCACACAGGTGGTCGAGATCGACGGGTATCCACAAATGCTGAACTCCCTGCGCCCATCGGGATGCAGTCGGACCACATGGTTGTTGTAGTAGGAAAAAACAATCTCGCTCCCATAACGCTTGTGTATGAGGGATCGCGTGTACCTACGCTTCGCACCAAGTGGACGAAAGCCTAATTCTTCCCCTTTCGAATACGGGCGAACGCTCTCGTAGTGATCGTGTGCCATTGCGTAAGTAGGCAGATGCGGTAAACCTTCGGGCATCCATTGCCCCTGCGGATAACTGCTGTGTTGTGTGTAATAACCCATGTCACTCTCCCAGTATAAGAACCAAAACCAACAACACATAGAACATCGTGAAACCAATGATGCCCAAGGCCCATGTTGCTAGGTTGTCACGCACGCTCAGACTGCGATCCCAAAACAACTCTTTGATCCAATTCATTTCACGGTCTCCCGCTTGAATCAACCCACCCCATACCGACATAGTCGGATGGGTCCTCGTACTCCTCTTCTTGGCTCACCTCCTTGTCGTCCTTTGCGGCAGACTCATAGGCGGCATTCAACTTGTTCACTTCTTGCATGAACTTGGCTAGTTCATCCTCGGTCATGTTGTCTCGGTATTTCATGCTCATCACACATCTCCTTTGATAAGAATTGGTTGATTCATAAACGCTTCCCTCTGTAGATACGACGGGTCGAACCCGTAGCACCCAGCCGATATGCTTATGTGTTTGTTAATAAACTCCCTAGTGAATTGGTCGCACGGCATGAGACCTACTGCTTTGTGCCCTGCCGTTGTCGTTACTGCCGTAGTCCACCTCAACTTCAATTGCTTTCTCATTTCACTTCCTCCTCGACATGCTGATCGTTGGTCATTTTGTCCACTTTGTACCCTCGGTTCATCCACACTTCCATCTTGATGTTCTTGAACCAATCGGCAACCGTGGGTATGCGACCCCCACAATCTTCTTTGACATGCTGTTCGCCGATATACCGAACGGGTACAGTCCGTCCATCGCTGTTTGTTATCGTGCTACCGAACACCCGCTCACACTCAAAGATGCCTTGCGAATGGTGTCTGAGCGCACGATGTCTCGCGTCCGCGAACACTTCCTTGGTCGCGTCGAACCAGTCGTGGATGGGCTGATAGTCCTCGGGCTTGCCGCCCCAAATTTTGACGCTTGTGAGCGCGTGATGGTGCGGGTGCATTATTTGCCCTCCTCAGAAGTGACC